ACAATGAGCAGTGATAAGAACATCGAAAGTATCAAGAGCAAGATACTTAAACTCCATGCTCTTGCAGAGTCCGGCAATACGCATGAGGCCAAGAACGCTCAAGCAATGCTTGAAAGATGGCTGATGCAATACGGCCTTACCCTTGACGAAATCTTATCAGAAAAAGACGAGGTAAGGTGGTATAAGTTCAAAGTAAGGAATAAGTTGGAGAGAAAACTCCTCATGCAGTGCTACTTTTTCGTTAAGAACCTCTCAAAATGCTCTTACAAGCAAGGCACCGGGATTATAGCCTTTGAACTGACCTCTTACGAATTTGCTGAGATTACCAACTACTACGAGTGGCACAGGGTGCAGTTAGCAAAGGAGTATAAGGCACTCCAACAAGATTTTGTTGAGGCATACGCTTTGAAACATGGTCTCACATCAAGTTGCGATAGTGGAGAACCAGAAGAACTAACAGAAGAACAGCTCAAGAAATTAGCAAAAATCCTCACTCTAATGAAAACAGTAGAGGATACGTCTTATAGAAAATTACTGAACCAATGAAGAAGATTTTAGTAATACTGGCAGTTGCTGTTGCCGTGTCCTCATGCTCAGACTCAGCGCCTAAAACACATGAGGACTGGCAGCGCAATCAAGACAAGCGTTGTGCCTCAAGGATAACCAAGTTTAATTACGAAGGGCACTCGTATCTTCTATATCAGGACGGAGTCGGATACCGAGAAGGAGTTGCCGGCATCTGCCATGATGAGAATTGCGAGTGCAAGAAAGGAGGTCAAGATGCTCAAAAATGAGG